GACCGCGAGCTGATTAGCGACATTGTGAAAGTGTCGTTTTGTTTTTCGGACACCGAGTACCCACAAAAGCTCAAGAAAAAAGAAGCCGAAAAATTCTGGACGCTGCCAACAATGAAAGCTTTCCTAGAGCGTAACGGCAAGTATTACTTTGACGAGGAGCAGCGCGACGATGTCGAGACATCCATTAAGGAGTTACTAGACTGCTGGAAGGAGGAAATAGTGTGAGAAGAAATCCTAGGGAGCAATCCCTAGGTTGCCTGGACCTGCCTCGAGCGGAGCTCCCGCAGCCGCAAGCCCCGCGATCCGCGGATCAGCGCAAAAAAGGCCGCAAGCCGCAAGCACCCAAGGCCGCAAGCCCGCAAGCACTGAATATATATACATGCCCCTAGGCCGCAAGCACGAGGCCGCACGGGGCCGCAAGGCCGCACCCACCCAAACCCCCTAGGCCGCACGCAAACACGCTGAAATCAAGCGGTGTTGCCCCTGTGGGAGGGGGGTGGAGCGATTCCCCCACACAAATACAGCACATTTAATTAAGCCCCAACTAAATCCTTGCTTTCGTAACGACATTGCATTACCGTAATCGAACCTAAAGCAAAAGGAAGATTGATATGAAAAACCCTAACCCCTTCGTGGCAGCACCTACTGACCCGACACTTGACGCCTTTGGCCGTCGTTATCCGATTGAGTTGAAGAACGTGAAGTTCAACGCTCACTTCAGCCGTGAGACACATTGCTTCACGGCGACGGTGTACTTGGATGGCAAGGCGGTGATGAAAGTTGAGAACGATGGCAACGGTGGAGCACACAACTACTACCCCGTTCACGGCCAAAGCAAAGAATCATTCAGAGCGATGCTTGATGACTCATGCAAGGAAGCCTATGAATCTTTGGACGATGATATCCGTGAGCGATACAAGTCCATCTTGATCAACGGCGATCACGCTCTGACTTTCTCGCTTGAGTACGTCATAACCGAACTGCTCAACGAGCATCTCTGCTTGAAAGATATGCGCAAGACTCTCAAGTCTAAGATCACGATCTTTGATGAGGAGGACGGCAAAGTTTATCTGTACAAGATGAAACCGCTTGCGGCGAACATCAAGTATCTCAAATCGATTCTCGCTGAAAAGAACGAAGGCGAGTCACATGTTTGGCTGAACGAATTGCCTGAGCACGAAGCCATGGTCTATTGGCGCAGAGCGGAGGGTTAATCGTGAGCAACTTAGAACTACTGAACGAGCAATGGATTGAGATGTGCAGCGATCTTGCTGTGATCCTCGCTGAAGAGTATGGCGATGGCAGTCTTGAAACCATCAAGGATGACAACGGTGATGAGTATTACACCGAGCGATCTCAAGAGCGGTACAACGATTACTACGATGAGGCTGAATCAATCATGCTTCGCCTTGGTTTGCGTTGCCCAGAGATATTCTCATCTCACGAGGGAGTCGGCCTCCACTTGAGGGTTAATCATGAAAGTCCTTGATCTATTCTCAGGCATAGGTGGCTTCTCATTAGGGCTAGAGTGGGCAGGAATGTCCACTGTGGCCTTTTGTGAGCGTGACCCCTACTGCACCACCATTCTCAACAAGCATTGGCCTGACACGCCCGTGCACAGCGATGTAAGGAACTTAGATGGAAAAGAATACGCCGAATCAATTGACGTTGTTTGCGGGGGATTCCCTTGCCAGCCCTTCTCAACGGCTGGACTCAAGCGAGGATCAGAAGATGACCGTCACCTCTGGCCAGAGATGTTACGAATTATCCGTGAGTCCAAGCCAAGATGGGTCATTGGAGAAAACGTTTCTGGGTTCATCAACATGGCACTCGACGATGTGTCACTTGACTTGGAATCAGAAGGCTACGAAGTCAGGCCGTTTGTACTACCAGCTTGTGCCGTCGATGCGCGCCATAGGCGAGACCGAGTCTTCATCATCGCCTACCGAGACCCAGCTTTGGTCAACGCCAGCAGCGAGCACGGGCGGAGGGATACCAACAGACGCGGCGGAGCGGGGATGGAAATGGGAGGGGACGTATTGGCGCAGACCAGACGGCACCAAGTATCAGACGCAACTGATCGACCAAGCGCGCATGTGGCGCACGCCGATGAGCACAGATTGGAAGAACATGGACACAGCGAACCAGCTGAGTTTAGCAAAGCAAGTCAAAGACCCAAGCATGTGGCCGACACCCACGGTGAAGGGGAATTACAACAAGAAGGGCTTGAGCACGAAGTCGGGCGATGGTCTGGCGACGGCGGTAAAGAAAGCGAGTCTATGGCCTACGCCACTGACGCGGGATTACAAAGGCGGTCGATCGGCGGAGACATTGCAAGCGAAGGGCAGACTGCCATCGAACAGTCTTCCCGATTCGGTGACTTACGCAGAGGGCGAGAGTGGCCCGTTGAACCCCCCCTTCCTCGAATGGCTCATGGGGTTCCCAATCGGGTGGACAGAGTCAAAGCCCTAGGCAACGCCGTTGTGCCTCAACTCATTCAAACCATCGGTGAGCTTGTGCTCGCCGCAGACAAGGAGATCTACGATGTTAAGTCTTAAAATTATTTTCGTTGATGGCAGGGATGACTTGGTTGTCCCATGCCCAATTAACTACGGCAACTACTGGGTGATGTTTAAGCATCTCTCTGAGTTGTTGCGCAGGGAGTGTATCCATGAGGATGAGATTCAATCTGTAAAGGTTGATCCTTCATGACCTCAACACGCGGAGGCATGCGTGAGAACTCTTCTGGCCTGTACCGTCACAAGAAGATGCATAAGCACACATGTGATTGGTGCGGCAAGAAGTTTGAGACCATGCAAAAGGTAGGCAAGTTCTGTTGCGATGCGCACAAGTTGAAGGCGCACCGTGTATTGATTGCCATGAAGAATCGTAAACGCCTGACGGACTTAGCTCGCAAGGGCAAGAACTTCAGGCTTCACTTTGGTGACCCATCAGAAGTAAGGAGAAAAACATGATCGATCGTGCGGATGAAGACCGATTGAACCCTCGTGCACCGTTCAACCAACCGGATGAAGACGTTGAGCTTGAGGAGTTTGTTGTGACCGTAGAGTTCTTTGTGAAGTCAACGGATCATGAGACTGCATGTAACGAAGTTGAGTTCGCGCTGAACAAGAGCAACGTGAACGACTTCTTTGAACCATGGCAGATAGGAGATGTCGAACAGATCTAGTCATCAGGCAGGTCTTCGATCTCTTCGTACTCGGCGTATTCGTCTTCGTCGTAGTCTTCTGCCTGGGCCACTTGTTCGTACAGGTGAGGCGCAAGTTGGTTGTTATCAATGAGCGCCTGCAGCCGGGCTTCGACTTCTGCTTTGTCCATTTGGTCGATGCGCCCGTGCTTGATCTCTTTCTTGTCAACGAGCAGACCTGCAAGTTTTGCTCTGCCCATCTCCGCGGTGACGGCTGCACCATAAGATCCGTCTTCCATGGCAGCGTTACGAATCTCGAGCAGGTCACGAGCAACCTTCTCGTAAGTGATCTCAAATTTCTTTTGCTCGCCTTCCTGGAGCTCCCGAATTTTTTCTTGAATGTGTGCGTACCTAGGGTCATTCAACAAAGAAGCCGCAACTTGTGCTGGGTGTGAGTACCCTGCTCTGTGCGCGCACTCTGTGTTTGTCAGATCGTTGTACACATACAGCTGCACAAACTTCTGCTGCTTCTTGGTCAGCGGTCTAGTTTTGAACTGAGCAATCGCGTACCGCTTAGGGTTCGCAAGGATGTCCTCATCAGGTTCAATTGCGCTGTTCGTGCTCTCACTCATGTCTGTTTTTCTCATGCTTCAAAAAATTTTTTTTGCTTTTCCCAATCCTAATTCTAAAGGGGGAGAAGGGGTATCCCGAAGGGGAGATATTTAATATATCTCTCCCCCTCTTTAGAGGTGACCCACGTGACCCATGACCCACCCTTTAAAATCAATGACTTAGGTAGGGGTAGGGTCAAGGGTCACAAGGGTCACGCTTGACCCACGTGACCCTACCCCCACCTTGTTATAAATCAATGACTTAGCCCACTTATCCACAGGGGTAGGGTCAAAATGAAAAACACCCCGTGACCCTACCTCTTTTGCCAAAAGTCGGGCCGCCCCGGAGCTAGAATTTACTTTAAGTTTCGCTCCTAAGTTCACTTTGACCCCTCCCTGTTTGACCCATGAATTTCCCTGTCACTTGCCCTGCATCTGATGCAGTAATACTGCCCGTTCCAAGCGATGTCTGGGATGTCCTCGCAGGCGCATCCGATCACCTGTTTGAGGTTTGCCAGAGCCACAGAGGTGGGTTCTAGGGGCACATCTTCCCACTCGTATTCCACTCTTAGCTCCACGGCTGCACGCCCATTGACTGCTCTATTATGGGCCGACAATAGCTGTTGCTGTTGAGGTATCCCAGTGTCAGCGCCTGTCGTATGCCGTCATCTGTGAGTTCGATATCGATCGTTGTGACCATACCTGCGAAGCTTTCATCCCAGTTTGTTTCCGCCTGGGACACCACCTCTGCACTGAGCGTGTCATCCTGTTCCAGATCCGCATCGATGTTCTCCGACAACCATGCCTTCAGCTTCTCCAAGTCTTCTTCTGAGTCTGCGTACACAATCCCGTACTTACCTCCCGTATTCACCTGATATATCTGCATACCTATTCCTCTTCTTCTTTCTTCGCTAATTCTTTCGCCAGCTTCCTGATCTCTGAGTTGTTCTTGCTGATCGCTTTGACCAGCAGCTGCAGAGATTCTGACATGTCTTTGTTCGCTTGCTCCAACCCAGCTAGGGTTTTGAGTGAGCCGACTGCTTCTTCTACCGTGTCATCATCCACGTTCATTTCAATTGTCACCTTTGCCATCGACTCTCTCTTTGTTTATCATCCGTTCCAGAAGCTTCCATTGCTTCTCCTTGGTGGGACAAAGCGTTCATAACGCAGTAAAACCTTTTGCTTTGGGATTACTCTGCCACACCTGCCCCGGCCACCTACCCCCGTAGTTCCGTAGGTGGCTGGGGTTCCTACACGCCACACATCCCTTCGCATTCATCCATGAAACTGAACGCCACCTGGTCCTCCGCGGGGTCAGACAGGTCTACAACATCAAGCGGCTGTAAGCTTCGATGAACGTATAGTTTCTGTGTTGTTTTGGCAAAGCCATCTCGTATTGATCTGTCGATCATGACGGCTTCATCCCAAGACTCTGGGTCTTCGGCTTTCATCTTCCGCCATGTTGCGTTGTCATGATATGGGCAGAAGGTACACGCACTCTTTTTGGGTAACTCGTTGTACCCATGATCCCGCATCCACTCAAGGCAGTGCAGCCTGCTCATGCGCTTCTCAATCAAAGGCCACCTGTTGTTGCACCATTTCTCTGGCGCGTCCTTCATGCGCTGAATCTCATCGCTTGAGATGCCAATCCACTGCTCGACAGTGTCTGCTGGGATACGCTGCCTTGGCTTATACCCAGCCAGTTCGCGGAGCTTTCGTTGTATGGGTTTGACTTTGTAGTCTGAAGTGCACTGCCGACGCAGAAGACCTTCGCCTCTGCCTTCTGGGCTGCTTGTAAAAAACGGCGGTGTTGCGAACCTATCTTGCCCGTTGAGTATAGCTTCTTTGAGATTGCCCTCTGTCACTCTCAAGATTGGGAACGGCAGCTGTGTCTCAAGCCAATCAAGCCAGGCGTATATGTGTGCTGGCTCTGCTTGCGTATCGGCAAAGATTGCGCAGTCAGGCATGGGTGTGATTTCACCATGCGCTGCCATGAGCGCCATCGTGCTCGACTGCACACCTGCCCCCAAACTTATGACTGTAAGCTTTTTGTTCACACTCCCAACCACTTGTACCACCGTGTGCCGTTCTTCACATCGATGAGTATGTACCTTTGTCTCACGTTGTACACTGTTTGCGCGGGCACACCTGCCTCTTTGGCGATGCTCTTTACGGGCAGTCCCATCTCATTCAACCCAAGGATCTGCATGATCACGGTGTCCTGCAGCTTCTCCCGCTTCTCTGATGGGAGCTTGGGCTTTGGCTTCTTGGGTTTCTTTTCCCACGCCTGCTGTGCTCTTATTGCGGCAAGTAGTTTACTCATCCCACGGCCTCTTCATTTCATTTGATTCTAAATAGTGCCACACCGCCTGTCCGGGCACGGCATGTGTCTTGACTATGTGGCCTTTGTACTTCTGCACATAGCTCACTGCTTTTTGTGCGGCCTTGTTACCGCTATTCATTCTGGCTTTATGCAAAGCTTCACGCGCTAAGAGTTCTAGTTCTTTTCTGTTGTAGAACTTCGTGCTGCTCATTCCATTCACCACCACATCTGCGATAAGTACTTCATCTTCTTCGCTAAGTTGCGGCCTAGTGTTGCGCTGTGTGAACTCATTGACTTCCCACAATCCTTTATCAAAGTCGAAGTTAGCCAGGTGCTCTTTGGGTTCTTGTGCGTTGCGCGCCTCGTAGAAGATAGACACATCAGGTTTCTGACCACTGAGCTTGATGCCAGAGTCGAACCACCCTGCGAACACCGAGCCACCTCGAGCCGACATGAATGACTTATCATCTGCCCGTTCTTTACCTGTATGGTGGGCGAGGATCACGGCAACGTCGTTCAACTCCATGAGCATATCGACTCTGTCCATGAGTTTGCGTATCTCTGTGTTGGAGTTCTCTTCACCATCAAAGAAGTTGATGATGGGGTCGATCATGACGATGTCTGGTTTGTGGAATGCAATCTCATCGCTGAACGCCTGAATGTCTTGATCTTTCATCAGGTTCTTGCGCAGCCGCCCGCTGATGATCAGGTTGTTGTGCCCCATGCGAATGAGGTCATCATCCCCTGCGAACCGCTTGTAGTAGGTTTCGATACGGCGCTTCAAGAACTCTGCGATGATCTCTGCTTGGAACCACATCACCTTGAGTGGGCGATTAAACGGCACATCCATGAAGTCGGTGCCTGTTGTTGCACCTGCGGCGAATGCGCCCAGCCAGTTTGATTTACCTATCTTGGGTTTACCGAGCAGCAACACTCTGCTCTTCTGGAATATGAATGCATCACCCCAGTACTGGTCGATGCCATCGTCGTTCATTTCATGCCATTCATCGGCGCTGAACGGTTGCAGTCCGAGTGGCCCTTGCTCTGGTTTCTCTTCGCCTTCTCGCTTCAGTTCATCTAGTGGATCTTCTTGTGACTGAATCTCTTTGAGATCTTCATTGATGTCTGTCTGCCACTTGGATGTCTGCCACTGCATGACACCTGCATCGACATCATCAGGGTGTCGCTTGATGTGACCGCTTACAATACTGATGGTGGTGCGCGTGACTTCGATCAAGTCCATGGGCGGGAAGCAGGTCTGATTCCAATCCTGCGCTTTGATCATGACCTCGCGCATGCCCCAGCCTTCTTTCACCCACTTGCCAACCAAGCGCGCCAGGGTATCGTTACGACTGCCCTCTTGCTTGGGGTCTTCGGTCAGCTTCTCGCGTATGGTCTCGACCTTGCC